CTTTGGGCAAGACCTAGATACGCAAGTATCAATGGACAAAACCAACGTGTTCCATTTGGAGTAGACATTGATTCTGATCTTGTTACTTTTATACCGAGGTGGATTTCGAATTCGGGAACAGAGTATGCTGCCAAGAGAGTAAAGGCCCTTAAAACATGGGCGATACATGTACTGGCAGGTGATACCTGTTACAAAGAATCCTGGATCCGATATACCCACTATAAAGGTTATAGTATTCCTAAGCTCGAGATTTTTAAGTACCTGATAGATGGTCTGCACAATCTTAAAGTTGTGAAAGTAGTCTTGATTGTACTTAACTCTTACAAACTCGTGACTGTGGGACGGCCTTCTTTAAAATCGATAACACAAGTTCCAACTTCACCGATATCTGATCCTTATATCCAGAAACTTAGAATGTATTGCAGCCTACCTAACGTGCCAACTGAGATGTTGGGCGCCGTGGTATCTGTGGATACAAGAAAGAGATTTTGTGATCATAGAGGTCAGACCCAGCCGGGCCCTTATGGCATGGTGGATGAAGGAATTCATTCCAGTCATGGTGCAAGTGCCTTAGGTAGGTGGTATTATGAACCTCCACTGGTAGGTAAAGTGGTTCCTATTGTGGACAAAGGAAAGTTTAGAAATATATTAGTAGGCTATTGGTCTATTCAACTTCAAACCAAGAAATTGGCTGATTGGTTGAGACAATGGCTTTGGAGACAGGAGGAAATCGCTTCCGGTGATCAGACGAAACTTTCGACGTTCTGTATTTCATCCTTGAAAGAAGGAAAATACATGTTGTCTATCGATTTATCTGATGCTACCGATCGACTCTCCGTTGATCTCCAAGTAAAACTACTAGCATCTATGGGTGTTCCATTACCTTATTTTGACTTTCTGAAGCTGCCCTTCTGTTATAATCCTAAAGATTATAATGAGGTAGGCTCCTATAAGATCGCCAATTATTCTAATGGTCAACCCATGGGTTTATACATTTCCTTCCCAATGTTCGAGCTAGTTCATTACGTCATCCTTAAATTTGCATGTGCAAC